TAATTGATTTTTTTCATGACAGTGAATGTTTATTGCCAATATTTTGTTTAAAATTTCCACTAGAAATGAAAAAAGAAGATGTCGAAAGGTGGTTGAAACCTCTTACCGATATTATTCCTAATAAGTACCAATAACCTACCAATTTCTACCGCATTGGTAGTAAGCATAAAGAGGTTACATGTCAGACTACAGAAAAATTAAAGACAACGTTTACTCAGCTGATAAAAACTTCGTCAAAAAAGCAGCTGAGTTTTATGTTGCAGTTGCGGTCAATAAAGACGGTCATGAAGGCGTAGTTGCGCAAATTGACTTGGAAAGATTTCCACCTATTGAAAAAGCATTAATTGGTGCAACTAAGCAAGATCTAGAAGCTATTAAAAAAGCAGCTGAAAATGCCGCCAAAGAACATGGAATCAGGATTCGAGTTTTAAAATACACCATGAGTGAAGTTATAGCAGAGTTTGTACCGTCAGATTTAAATTAGAGGTAACAATGAAAAATCCAGGTTTCACAGAAGAACAAAAAGCATGGATATGCGATCAAATTGGCGATTGGTATATATCTTGGAAAAATAGATTAGTTGATTATGATGACAAAACTCACAGACTTGGATTTGCAAAAGAAGTATTAAAAACCATGATCTGTGATACAAAAGAAGAACAAATGCAATATCTTTCTGAAATAGCAGCAGGATTAAAGGAATTACCAGAAGATGATGAGAACACCAATGAACCTATCTGACCAAGTCTGCTCGCTTGAATTATCTCGGAAATTGCGCGAGTAAAGGAAGAAAAAAAGTAAAAAGAACTATAATGATCCATTTGATAGAGAATAAGTTGATTGAGTTATGATACAATTTCTATATGAACACTCGCAAAGACAAGAAAGACACTAAACCAGCTAAAGACAGCGCACGCTTCTTCCAAAAGGCAAAGACAGGTCAATGTAATGTTCAGCAAAATGTTCAGGTTGATGTGAGAATAGAACAGGCTGAGGATTGCATGTCAGCGCTGTTTCGGTGCCTGAAGAAGGCTAAATAATGGCCTATTTTCCCATATTTCCACTGGATAACATCGCAGCTAGAAAAACCCTTGATGTATATAGTATCGTCGGCCAAACCCACATTATACTATTTTGCTCTAATCGTTAAAGCAGCCTCTGCATGATCTCCCCATGAACTTGAATCGTCGTATGTCCTTGTCAAAGCAGTGATCTTATGTCGGCCAATGGGTGCTTGTTTTGATATGCCTACAGATCGATCCGTGGATGTGTAAGTGCCGCCTGGTAGTAATTCAACAATTGTTGTAGCAGAAAATTTTAAATCTGCACATTCAAGTTTATACACATATTCATAACTTTTTTTAAATCTGTTCTTATTAACAATTTTTATCTTATGAGTACCGTCTAATTCTGTATTTTCGTGAAATATTCCGATTCTATCTCTCGTACTCGTTTTTGTTTGCACTGCATCCAAGCCCATTAAGTTTTTTTTTTCGTCTATGCCTGAACTATCACTAATATGTTCAAGACGACATTGTGAGCCTGGACTACAAGTCATAGTTTGCTTTTTTATCGCATATCCATAACCACCTGCCAATGCGGCATTTGATAATAAAATAGCTGATATCAATGTAATTGTTTTTTTCATGTAATTATTTTCCTTTGTTAAAATGGTTAGCATTTTCTTACATTTCAATAACATAATCTATCAAAATATTTAGTAGTTTTACATATAAAACAGTATGTTAAAATATTGACCTATACATAATATTAATGCTTCTATATATGGATACGATACGGAATGTCTACTATAAGATTTAATGCAATTATTTTTCAAAATAAACTTAAAAATGCTGGGTTAAAAATGGAAATAGCAGAAATTCATGCCGAAGAAATGCAAAACCTACTTAACAATGAAGTCGCAACCAAACAAGATTTAGTCCACTTAGAACATAAAATGATAATAAAACTTGGGAGCCTAGTAATAGGATGCACGTTTATTGTTTCATTGATGATAGGTGTGCTAGGGTTTCTGATCAGGCAGGGAGCTTGAAAATATTCAACAAAAATATTTAACAAATAGAAAAGGATTATTCTATATGTCACTCAATACAAGCAGAAATAAATACAGATACAATCCCGAAAAATTAAATAGAATGTCACACCATGAAGCTGTTACAATCTGGGATTCTTTGACACCGCAACAGCAGTATCAATTTAAAGAGATGATCTCCAAAATGCAAAATGGTGAATTAATGTTAACGAAAGTAAACGTAGACGATAATGAACAGATACAGAACATTGTATTAGAACCAAAGGATAAACCAAGTAAACCTACAGCACCATTTGCAAAATACTTTCCACAGGAAAAATGATAAATGTCAAAAGTAAAAGCACAAGAACTACAAGAATTACAACAACTACAAGATATAACTGATGATGATTTATTACGATTTAAGATGATGTCAGACGAATTAGGAGATCAATGGTTTTCTGCAACTGCCGAGTTACAAGAAAAATATAAACTTTCTGAAATGGAAATTAAATACATTTCTATTCAGACTCTTACTACATTTGTTCCAGGTAATATTTTAGCAGCAGTAAATAATCAAGAAACAAGATTAGAATTAGCAAATGAAATGTTTACTGCTATTAAAAAAATAATAAATGAATTAGGAAATTCAAATTTTAAAATTGAATTTAATTAGCAATGCTTCAACAATGATTCAACAGTACTTCAACAATGCTTCAACAATGCTTCTTATTTTTGTCGTTATTACCTTTCTTCATTGGAGACTGTTTCTTTGGTTCTTGTTTTTTACCGTTCTTCTCTTTGTTATTCTTGTTTACGAATTCCATTATCTTGATTCCTTATGACGTTTACCTTCATGCTTATTATTAGATGACTTCTTACGTGATCGTGCTTCACTGTAAGCAATAGCAACGGCTTGCTTCTGTGGCTTGCCATGTTCCATTTCTGTTTTAACATTTTCAGAAAAACCTTTTTGTGTTCTTGCAGCTTTTCCTTTGTTTAGTGGCATGTCCTTCTTCTCCTTGACGGTACTATACTTCGGAACACGTTGCGATTCTATCGTAGGCGATGGAGACTTAATTCTACCAACATAACGAACGAAACTCATTATCGATATTCCTTATGTCTTCCACTACCAAGGTCTAATCCAACAGGATTGGCAGGATATTTTCGTTGCCTATAACCTTTATTTTCCTGTGGCATTTTATTGCCTTTACCAAACTGTCGCTCACTGCTTGGCATAGGACGATGCTTGTTTACTTCCTTGGGAGAAGATTCGTAAGCGACTTTCGTTTGCGTGGATTCGTTATCCATTATATTTTATCCCTTACTACCTTTCATTCCAGATTGATCCAAACCATTAGCATTGTAACCTTTACGTGTCATTTCATAATTGTTGCAATATGGTTCATCCCAAATTTCTGAATGAATACTGTTATCTATTTTAGTAATACTTTGTCCACCTTGTTTGCCGCCATTTGACATCTCTTCATAGCAGCATTCGTCGTAGTCATAACCGTTGCGTTTAGACATGTTGTACCCCCTAAAATGCAGATGGTAAATATTTTCTCAAAAATTTCTCTAAGTTAGCGTTAACAATAATTCTATTTTGTGAATCTCTTTCAAGCGATAAATAATCTTTATAATATTCTGAATCATTTTTCTTTAAATAATCCTCTAAATCTTCATTTGTAATGGATGAACTATCTATCCCCATACTATTCCCTTACCTTCACAAGCATTGCAATTGGAATGCTCAAGTTTATGTGTTCCAGGTCCAAATGTATCACAGGTAAGTCTAGTTCTATCTTTTCCGGTACCATCACAAACAGGACATTTATGCGGCCTTTTGTATTCTTCAAATTGAAAATTTTCATTAATTCTATCATTATGATAATTCATAGCACATTTAGCATTGATCAAATCTTTCTCCAGTGAAGAAATTCTTTCATGGAGAGCATCAACATTTACTTTAATTAAATGTTGAAATTGATTGTGAAATAAATGTAAATTTGTCTCCAATTCATGAATATGTTCACTGGACTTTCTATTCTCATCAATCTGACGTATCTTATGAGTTTTTAACATTTCTATATCATCATTATTGTGATGACACATTACACAAACAGAACCCATTTACTATATCTCCCCAAATATACACTTTTCCTTCGGTGCAGGCGGATTAAACTTCACTTCTTTCTGCACGCAAGCATCTTTATTCGCTACCTCTGTAATGCGATTTTCTTGGGCTTTCTTTTCTTCACTAGGTTTCCCATTGTCTCCAGGAATCGGCATGACTCTTACTCCCTTCTGGTTGTTTCTCTATGATAAATTTCACATACGTACCGCTATTTGTGCGTATATGTTTGTGAGCGCGTCCATGGTGTCTACAATCAATATTGTAGCATCTAGGATCAGAACTCTTAACATCACTAGTATTTATTATAGTACTATTTCCGTTTTTGTTTTCCATAATCATGTATCCTCTGGTCAATAGATGGCTGATGAGGGATCACTCTCCCTGGAACATCTCCACTAGGTGACTTCAATGGCCTTGGGGCTTTCGTGACAGCTTTACGATCTTTGACCATACGTTCATGTAGTCTTCCTACTTCCGCAGCCTGGGCATATGGGTCGCCAATCTTAGAGATTCTCTCCAATTCCTGGGGATGGAGCTTGCTTGCTGCGTAGACAAATGATGCGGGATTTTCAAGGTTACGGGTTGCAAGCATCATGCTATCTGTGATTGGCTTACCAGCGACGACCTTATGAAAGTCATTGTATTTCGACATACCAGCACTGAACTTCGATTCAAATTCTGCTTGACGTTGGGTTTCCTGGTATCGCCATTGGTCTTCAGCACGCTTCGCTTCTCTTTCATCAAGAACCTGATTCATGAATGTACGTAATTGCTGATCCCATGTTTCTTCACTATTAGGGTCATGTTGGAAACCGTCAGCCTGTGCTTGCTGAACTTGTTGTTGCGTGAAACTTCCCTGTTGTTGGCGTTGCTGTTGCGCCCACTGTTGCTGTTGCTGTTGTTCTTCCTGAGCATATCTACCACGAGATAATCTATCTCTGATTCTCTGGTTTAGTTCTTCTTCAGTGTAAAGTCTTGGTTTCTCGATTGGGTTGCCATATTCGTCAATAGGGGATTGTTTTTCAGATTGCGTATCATTATTTATTTTGGAATCATCTTCATGTTGAGCATTGTCATGCTGTTCATGTTGCGAGCCTTCTTCTGGCAAATACGTTTCATCTTGTTGGTTTACATTTGATTGCTCTAAAACTTCTTTGTTTACTTGTTCATTGTCTTCTTGATTGCCCACTTCTTCTTGTGGCTGTACTTCCGGTGGCTTACCAACTTCAGGCACATGTTGTGCTACCTGTTCTTGTGTTGGTTGGCTTAACAATAAATCGTCAATGTTTTTTGCTTCACGTGGTACTTGTTGTTGTCCTTGTTGATTCTTCTTACCTGCCATATAAATACATCCTTGTATTGATAATGATAATAATACCTATGCAATTACTTCTATTATTTCTTATTGCTGTTCATCTGATTAGACTTAGCGTGTGTTGTCATAGAATGTGTCAAAAGTTTAATGATGTTGTGCGAATTATTAATCTCTAAATCTGCACCTATCCTTTGTGCTTCAGCTTCATATCTCAAGATAGATTCCTGTAATTCCGCAGCGGCTTCCTGTTTCTCTGCTTCTAGTTTCTCCCAAGCAAGTGTCATGTCTTGATGAGATTCAAGCGCTTTACGCTGTATTTCTGCTTTCTTCAATTCTAATTCTTGCATACGACGCTGAGCTTCTTGCTCTGCAGCTTTCGCTTTTTGCTGTAATTCAGCCTGTTTAAGCTGTAACATTATCTCTTCAGGATTTGGCTGAGGCTGTTTTGGTGGCAATGGCTTACCTGTTTTTCCAGCTTCGATAATTTCAGGGGGAACAAGTGTTCGCAATCGGTTACGTATTTCTATGTTGTTATCAAGTGGTAAATTTTCCGCGTATAAGTCGGCAATCATTGGGAAAACTTGCCCGCTTTTGTCTGCGGCTAATACTGATTGCAATGACTCTAGCGCTTCTTCTTTTTGTCCCTCATAACTTGGACCAGGTTTTAGTCGAATCTTATATCGACCAATCGTCATATTGTTTTCCGTGCCCAAACCATATTCATCAGTTGGCTGGTTGATTGCAACTTTCTGTTCTTGTGAATTTGCCATCGGTAATACTAATTGACGATGAGTATCATAAACATTAGGAATCATTTCATTTATGATTTCGCCAGTGGTCGCAATCGCAATATCAATAGAATTTCGTGATACTTGCGTGTTTTTACTACCTCGCAAGTTACGTTTCGTTATTGCAGTGCCCGAAACTTCATTCCCCATTTCACCTAGTTGCGTGTTATATAATCCCGTACCACTCTGCAAATCGATTAGCGTACGTTCATATTGTTGCGTAAGGGAAGGTGACAATATTGGAGGATCAATTCTTTCAGGGCGAGCCCCACTTGGTGTTTCATCATAGACAAGTGCACCTTGCACAACACTTGGATCACGCCATATTTCTTGCGTATCGCTTGCAGATACAGATTTTCTAGGTGCAATAAATTGATCGTACCTCGACACTTTCATAATATATGCTGATTGCGTTGCAAGATAATTCAAATATTTCTGTGCGTCTTTTACGTCTTTGAAAAATGATCTTGTTATTTGCTGACCTTGTTTAGTGTAATAACTACGCTGATCTACAAATACAACGGGTAATAATGACTTACTCGGAAAATCTGTTTCTTCAAGAACGAAATCTCCCGCAATTTGTCTGTGCTTAATAATAAACTCTGTTACTTCTCTTTTCTGCAAGATGGTGAGTAACATTCCATCTTTGACTATATATTCATTATCATCTATTTTATGTTTCTCTAGCTTCTTCAATTCTTTATTCGTTACGACTGACATGTCAGATAATTGATATATCATCGTAATTTCTGGATCGACCACGCGCTCAAAATCATCTATCTGCGTAATAGAATCATCATCTGCAAATGCATTGGCACTATCTTCAGTATATGCGGTGCTTCCAATCTGACTTTCAATTTCTATTCCCCACTTATCACGAAAATACTGTCTCGACATTCTCGTTCTAAATCCGGAATACATACCATCGACTTTACATTTATGTTTTGCTGCAATGTCCCAGTAGCAAAGGTTAGGATCATTGAAGTCATAAATCTTTATTTCTTGTTCGAAACCTCTTTCATTATTATATTCTGTACCTATTCGCCAAGCGCCAAACCCACCAATGATCGCGTGACTATATGCAGTCTGGTATATAGTCTTAGCATCTGAATTAAGGGAAATATTCTTGATTAAAGCGGCACGAACTTCAGCAGCATTAGCTGGGACATCTTCATCTGGTGAAACTTGCAAGTTGGGAGTATTTTGTATCTGATCACCCATAAGATGATTTGCAAGTACGCCAAGCTTATTGAACATCATCGGGACTTTATTATAGCGTTCGAATAGTTTCGATTCATCTTCACGCCATTGGTCGCCCATGACGAAATCGATCCATTCGTAATAGAGACTACGATTTATGTTCCAGTATTTGTCCCATTTATCTACACGATCGCGAATCTTGCCGCATAACTCAGGGTCTTTCCTTGGCATTATACTATGTCCCTATTTAATCCATTAAATACGGAATTACTTATTACTTGTTCTGCATTGTAAAAATTATAACACTAGGTGCTTATATATGTTACTACTAGGTCAATGACAAACACACTACCGAAACATTGCCCGCTCTCTCTGAGATAACTTCATCGGTTCAAGCAGCGCATTTCCTTGTGAACCATAAAACCCACCTGCAAATGTCAAACACAGTGCATCTGCTCCGTCTGGACTTGGCAGGCCTCTCGCGCGTAATTCATCCTTGCTTTCTATCTGCAATTGACCCTGACTATTTTCTTTAAACCCTAGAGAACATATCTCACCGTGTAGCTCATCACTATCTGGAATCTGCACAGGCATTTCACCCATAAACCATTCACGCATATTAGCCCATAATTCAGCACGAAGGTTCTTAAAGCGCTCCTTGTCATTGGCTGATCTTGCAACATTAATACCTTCTACGCACTCATAACCCATTTCACGCAGTCGATCAACGACACCAGCACCTATCCCTATACAATCTATGTACATTTTATGGGGTTTTTCTTCATGTATGATGCGTTTTAATCGTCCTACTATTTCCATAGTATTATAATTGCTAAAGCGCTCAATATTATAAGCATTGCGACCCTTCCGTCGAATGATAGCTGTTCTATCGCGATCAGAAATAGCAACATCGACACCAATAATAAGCATATTATTTGCTTCAACATCGGACTTCCTTGCTTTCTCAACATATTTACTATTGATAAATACATTATGTATCGGGTTTTTGAACGCTTCCGTAGCATTCATCGGATATTCGACGTTAAAATGCTCTTTACCCGCTTCGAAATCCTTGGAAAACTCCCCAATTTTAAGCCTTCTCCAAGCCAAATGCTCTCGAGTTAGCCCATTTTGGGCATAATAAGACATTAACCGTTCTTCTTCATCGGTCAAATGTAAGTTTTCAGCTTGATAGGTATATTCGTCTTGCCAATACCACGGTAGAAAGATCGCCTGATATTCATTATCAGGTTGCATTGCGGTAAGCCAGCGTTGATGGAAGTAATTACCAATACCGTTAGCAGTAGATTCAAGTATGATTTCAGTGCCTGATTCATTGCTGATTGCTTGCAGAATACCCTTGGAATGCTCCTCAGCATAACTCCAAAATGCTACTTCGCTCGCATGCATTAATTGAACAGTTTGGGATCTTCCAACAGACTTGTTACCAGCAGTACCCACAGAATAACCACTATCAAGCTCACGAAAATATAGTTCTTTAGCGTTGGCTGTGTCAGGGATAGGAACCAATCCTTTATCCAAGTTATCATAAAACCTCTGTGCCATTCCGAATAAGTTTTTAGTTGCGTCTTTGTCATGCGTAAGTATGAAAGCTTTAACGCCTTTACTCGTCACAACCCTATGAAAGTATCTAGCTTGTATATACGTGCTAGCACCCTGTTGACGACCCTTTAACAATACTGCTCTCACGCGTCCAGTCGCAATCCTTTGCGCTTCTAACCTTCCATGTAGGTAGTCCTGGGCGCGGTTAAACCGAAATTGTCTCGGCTCTCCCGACTTGCTACGTATAACTAAGAACTTCTCAGCAAACTTCTTGAAGTCCCGTAACGTATTTAGTTTATCATCCGTTATTGCTTGCATCATTTGTATTAGGTTTTCCCTCTTGCCCACTATCTTGCAAAGCATCGACATTCATCGTAAAAAATGCTTCCTTAGCAAGTAGAAATCCTAAGTAAAATTGTTGCAGAGCTAAACTTTTTAAATGAACATCAAGCGGTAATCGCTGCAACTGTGCAGAGATGGCTTGATAGTGTGATACAAATTCAGCGAATAATTCTTGACGTATATCGATAGGTGGTTGTTGTGGTGCGTCTGACATATTTGTAATCATCCTTGCAAAAAAACCGCTTACGAATCTTGCGCAAGCGGTGGAGTGGTATATGAATCTTTATGCTTTATAGTATTACTTTATTTAAGTACATAACTAACCGCGCTACTAACCGCGTTTCTTATCGTAGTTAAATTGGTTCTCACCAGGCATTTTAGGTGATAACTGTACATTGCGCTTAGCACCTTCCATCTGTGTTGGTGGGTGTGCAACGTTTGCCATATCGGCCATGTTGTTATAGCCCATACCTTTATTCATATCTTTATTGTTACGAGCTTCCCAAGACTTTGGCATTGCTACATAATGCTCGTCTTTTACGTTTTCTACTGCTCCGCTTCTTCCGTCGTCCATTTTCAAAACTCCTTTATGTATCTATCGTTGTGATAGAACTAGAATACAACAAAACCGATCTTAATTGTTCCATTTAATGCAGCACTGGGGTCAGTGTTATATACGGTAATTACCGCACTACCTGATCCTGGAACACCTACAATTTGAAAATCTTGCACTGTATTAGTTCCACCTTGCTTAGATAACAACAATATAGAAGTACTAGCAATCTTGCTATTGGTAAGCGTAATTGCATAGTTTGCACCAGCGGCAGTCGTTAAAGCTTCTGTCGTCAGGACGCCTGATTCTTTGTTGATAGTAGCGGCCGCACCTGTTGTGGTAGCAGTTGCTTTATCAAGGATAATCATGCTACCTGCGCCCATGGTGTTAGTGCCGTTATTGACAAGCACATTGGCAGAGGAGGCAGATTGCGTAAATGTGGTTAAGGTAGTGAAATCAGCATCGATTTCACAGAACGCAAGGCCATCACTCGCAGATAGCAAAATACAGTCATTCTCGAACCATTCAAACGGTTGTGAAACCATAGAATTATTAGCCGCTGCAATATTCGCAGCTTGCAATGTAATGTAATTTGCGCCGGTAGCTGTAGCGATAGAGTCAGTCGTAGTTAATCTTACGATTGATACGTTTATCCCATAGTCGCGTGTTATATGCGTGATGCCCATATGCTCAAATCCTTTTAGTAGCTGGGTACGATTGGGTAAAAACTATAAATATTATGCGATAGGTATTACAATTTGTCTATGAGCTTTTCAACGAGTGATTTCGCATCGTCACTCACTTCGTCTTTGGGCTTGTCTCGCCATCCGAAGCGGTTTTTCATGTTCATGTACCATAATGCAGAGTTAAATTTACTGTTATGCAGATTTGACCTACCTTGTTTTTCCCACCAGCCCTCGGAATAATGTTGTGCTTTTTTTATGGCGTCGGCGAATTCTGGGTGCACCTTTGTCCACTCATGTACTGTATCTCGATGCACTCTTAGCTCGTAAGCGACTTCTACCATGGAAGCGCCTTCCATCATTAACTCAATAACCTTTTCACAATATTCTGGTTTGTATTTAGTAGGTTGGCCAGCAGGCATATTTAGTCCTTTAGTTTGGTTATATTTTAACATTTTTCATTTATAGATAAAGAATATTATAAATAGTTACTATATTGATATAAATAATGTTTGCAATAGTGCAACAGTATGGTAGTATGTGCCCTGTAACGAACATTAACTAGGGGAGTAAATGAAATGAACACAATCAAAAAATATATGCTAGATAATTACACCAATGATGAATTAAAAGACATCGTGGCTCATGGTTGTATAAGTGGCTGTGCTGGAACATTGATTTATTATAAAGATACAGTTTCATTTTATGAAAATTATGAGAATGAAATATGGGGTATGTTAAACAATGATATGGAAGAACAAGGATATAACAGCGTTTTCGAATTACTCGTGAATTTTAATCATACTTGGCAAGTAAAATGTGGCGATACTTTTAAAAACTTTCTCGCCTGGTACGCCGCCGAAAAAGTAGCGAAAGAAATAATTGATAATCAAGACGAAGAATGCGAGGAGTAATCACCATGTCCGAAATGTACGACGAAATGGGCGGCGAAATGCAATGTTACTGTGATGTTAACAAGCATCATCCAAAACTAGAATGCCCTGAAACTATTAGCTACCGTAATCATCATGATTGGAGTAGTGAAGAAGATTATATGTGTGAAACATGTTTAGAAAATTGTCTGGAGGAATAAAAACTTGACGAAACCTATACGTACCAAACCAAAAACTAAGCGCGTTATGTTCACATTATCGCTTGAGGATATACGCTTACTGAAAGTTTTATCTGATCAAATGGGAGAATTGCCCAGTCAAATTGTGAAACGTGCGTTACAGTTTTTTGCTCACGATAGAGTGGGCACCGAACCCAAACAATAAGTAAACCAAGTTCAAAATATCGTCAGGCTTAATCGGAAATGGCTTGACGATACCAGTATCAAGGCAAATATTTCCCCAAACGTATGTTGCGATAAGAATCTGAGGAAAATAGTAAATTAAAATTAGAAAACCACATGTCCAACCAATCATTGGAGACCAACCATTATTAAAAAAATACCTAGATACTGCTAATAATTTATTAGTTTCCAAAATAGCTAATTGAGGTTTTTGCAATATTTCTTCTTTTTTAGTCTCAGCCTCAATGCGAGCTTTGTCAGTCGTATATAAATCACCTATCGCCTTTATCGGGTCAGCTGTTTTCTTTATTGCGTTACCTAGCCCAAACCAATCAGAGACACCCATTGTTGACGATTCCTTGTGAGGTAGTGGAAGGTATCAACGACATTTCGCCAGTTAACATCATGTTGGCGAGCTGTTTTGCTCGTCCTTTGACTTGTTCAGCCCAAACACTAGCAAGCATTTCGCAAGAGGCCATTTTGTAGTCTCTATCCCTAATCGCATCAAGCATCCGAGTAAAACCAAGTAACCCCCTAACCCCCAGATTAAAACACATGTCAATAAGTACAATTTTTCTGACGTCGTCGAGTTCATTAAAAAATGGCAGAGTGTTAGAAAGTCGATCAGAAAAATAGCTAATATCGTTATCAAGCATTTGTAATGCTTCATGATGCGAAACTCCTCTATCCGTGAGATTGCGGCCGAAACCAATGCTTAAGTGGCCGGTAGTGTCTTCGTAGGGGTATTGGGAAAATCCTTCGTGTCCTATCAGTAAATCACGTAATCGCTTACGTTCATCCGTTGTCAGTAGTGACATAATATCCTTGTCCTATATCCTTAGGAACAATCTCTAATCTAACTTATTTCGTGGATAAAAAAAAACCCCTGATGCTTGGTTATCAGGGGTAGCTAGTTTGATCATTGGAATAAACCACTTGAGGAGTTTAAAGTGTTAACTTTTTTGACCATCCTAGCTAAACCATAGTAGCAATAAGGTACGGTACTACTACTTCATGTCTTCATATTAACAACGAGGTATAGCCTTACAAAGGAAATGCATGAAACTACAATCGATATTCAATCTTCATTGCAGAGTAAAAATATCATATTGATTTATTGTTGTACAGTATGTTTTATATGATATTTATGAAAAGTTATAGTTTCACGTGAAACTCGCACCTAGTCTAAATCCAATTGAATCCTCGCCATTAAACTTTATTTTGACCGCTACCTACGTACTGCTAGATGTAAGATC